GTCAACGTAGTGTCGGTTCTAGCTTTGCTGGTGTGTCTGGTCGTTCTAGCTATGTACGCCTCTCTCTTATGGGAAGAAAGAAGAGGTATTTAACGCGTGTTCAACGCGCTTTATCCACCAAAGGCAACCTACAGAGGTTGGACAAGATACGCTTTGGCTCTCCTCAAAATCAGCAGGCTTATACTTGGTTGTCTCTTTATCCTACGGATGAGATCATAAGCCAGGCTGTTCAAGCCACTGATAATGAGTACGCGGAAGGTTTTTACCTTTATATGCAAACGGCTCAGCTCCGTTGTCAAATAGTTAATGTTCAGAACATTATGTGCACTATTTGGATATATGATCTTACTGCTCGCAGAGATCAGTCTGAAGGCAATATCGATCCAGTTGAAGACTGGGAGGCAGGAATCGACGCGCAAGGGGGTAACACGTCGGATTACAAGTATCCTTACTCTACCCCTTTCCAGTCCAGAAGGTTTTGCCAGAAGTGGAAGGTTCGCAAGGTTACGCGTGCGCTGGTCGCACCCGGAGAAACTCACGTTCATATGGTTACGGCCAATGTTTACAACAAGGTTGGAATGTCGCGTATTGATGGTTTCGTCAATAGTGAAGCTACAGGACGCGTTGCAGTTGGAGGTTTAACCTCTACGATCATGATAGTCGCGTTAGGCGGAGTGTGGAACGACGTTACGGACAAGACGGCAGTAGGATATGCTCCTACCCAGTTGGATATAGCTTATACCAAGCGTTACAAGTTTATGGGAACCAAAGAAGATAGGGTCAATTATGCAGTTTCAAGTGGATTGGCCAATGTTACTACCGGACAGTTGCTCGAAGAGGTGGATGCATCTCCAGAACCTCTTAAGATAGCTTAGTTTAGTTTTCCTCAGGCGGCAGTTTGGCTGGGTGCCGGGGGAGGAGGCAGGTTTTTTTTTCTATTAATAAAGTCTTTTATTTATAAAATATAAACTGTTTCACATCTTCTTCTAATTGCTTCGCCATGTACTCCTTCATCAGTAAAGGGGTATTCGTTTGCAGTAAAGATACGCGTCATTCTAGGCGGTATTTGGCCTATCTTATACCGAATGTGTATTTCGGCAAGATCTGTGCAATCGGTAAGGAATTTTTGCGTTGCAACGGGCAAATGCTTGAACTCTAGGTCGTCGAAAATAATGCTCTTGTGTTCCTTCGTCAGATGAACTAGTGAATCCAGGTGCCTCACGAACAGAGTCGGTTTCGGTGCTTTCAGTTTCGCCCAGCTTGTCTTCCCACACCCGGGAGGACCCACTAGAACTAGTGCTTTCGTATTGGGATCCCAAGTAGGCTCTCTTTCGTTTAGAGTATCCCAGGCATCTGGCTCGTCCTGTTCCGGAGGCCAGGTAAAGTCTTCTAGAGTGTTCGGCTTCGCACCTCCAAACAAGTGCTTTGCGGAGCTCTTCAACCTCTCCAATGATAAACAAAAGTCCCTCGGATAGTTCTTCTTTACTAAAGATAAGTACTCTTCAGCAGTAGATGACTCTTGTATAATCTCACCCCAAGTCTTAATAGGTTCGACGTTTGTAAGGGGGTTAGGGTCTTCTTTTATGCAGTAGGTTTCGACCCTTAGGATGTTAGCCTTTCCCCTTTTGATAGGTTCAATGTTAGGGTGATGGTCTTTAGCACAGTTGCCACAGTTCAAATCAAAGAAACGGCAGTCTTTGGTATCAATCTTCACTTCAAAAACGAAACAGGCATGGATATGACGGCCCCCATCTTCATGGGTCTCTTCACCAAGAGTATACCTTTTTAAAGGATAGCGCGCCTCCATATCAAAATAAATAGTCTCTTTGGTCACATGCTCACATATTTGCGAGTAAGTTAAGAAGACTTGCTTAGCACAAAAACGAAAAGGAGGAGACATAATAATGGGACGGAGTGTGATTATTATCGCTTAATCAGGCGCACGATTTTTTTTGGTGGGATTCGGTGGGAGTTATATGTTTTTCCCCTGGCAAGGGCAGGTTATGGGACACCACGTGGGTTAGCTTGTTTTAGTTAGCACTTGCCCGACCCTGGGACAGGGGCCGTATGGGGCTTAGCTTGCCCCACGTCCCTATAAGCGCGCCCCCGGCAGGGTTAGTTAAGTGCACCCTAAACTACAATAACAGCCAACTGCAGAGGATTGTCGAGGGAGGGGGCTGGGGCCCCCCCGAGCAGGGGTCCCAGGGGGCAAGGCCCCCGGGTCGAGCCGAAGGCTATTAAAAACCACCCTTTCCGCTTATTGAGATCGCCTAATAAGTTTCTATAGGCGATCGGTGTCTACGGTGTCAGCTACAATTTAGTCATAAATTACCGTAATTTTACATATAAGAGAGGTTTTTTCGCGTTTTTTTTACGCGTTTCTTCATGGTCCGTTCCCGTCAGGTTGCAAGGAGAAGAAACGGAGGAAGGTTTGGCTGGCTTAGAAGTGCTGGCGCTGTGGCGAGATATGGTGCACGACAGATTGCCAAACAATATGGAAGAGGGCAGCTCCAGCTCAGACGTGCTAACCAATATCAGCGATCAGGTCGTAGAGCTGGGCGTAAGACTAAGACGCGTCAACGTCGTCGCAATCTTGGCACTCCTGGTGTTTCTGGTGATACTAGCTATGTACGTATCTCTCTTATGGGGCGAAAGAGAAGGTTTTTAGGCCGCGTGCAGAAGGCCTTAAGTCAAAAAGGGAAGTATCAGAAGTTGGACAAGATACGCTTTGGTTCTAACCAGAACCAACAAGGAAGTACATGGATGTCTTTATTCCCACACGATGAGTTAATCACAATGTGTGTAAACTGTACTGACAATCTCTACGCAGAAGGGTTTAGTCTGTACCTTCAGAAGGCCACGCTCCGTGCTCAGATAGTAAATGTTGAAAACATAATGACCACCCTTTGGATCTATGATCTGGTCATTCGCCGTGATCTTAGCAATGGCGATATGAATCCTATTGAGGACTGGGAAGCCGGTGTTGATGCCGAAGGCGGTAATCTGTCTGATTACAAGTATCCGTACTCTACGCCTTTTCAATCTACGCGTTTTTGTTCGAAGTGGAACGTTAAGCGCGTTACGAAGGTTATGCTTTCTCCTGGTGAGACGCATGTTCATGCTCTTACCTGTTCTGTTTACAACAAGCTCCCTATCACCCGTTTTGAAACCACCGGGAATAGCGAAGCTACTGCTGCTGTCGCTGTTGGTGGTCTTACCACCGCTGTTATGATCGTTTCTCTTGGAGGAGTTTGGAATGATCAAACTACGAAATCGGATGTTGGATTCGCGCCTACGCAGTTGGATATCGCGTATACCAAGCATTATCAGTTTATGGGTACGAAGGAAGACCGGGTCAACTACGTTGTGTCTAGCAATCTCGCAAGTGTTTCTACCGGTCAGCTCTTGGAAGAAGTCGATGCTTCGCCTGAACCTCTCAAAGTAGCCTAGTTTTCCACTGGCGGCATGTATGGCTGGGTGCCGGGGGAGGAGGTGGCGCTACTTTTTATAATAAAGCTATCTTTTATTCTTTAATCTAAGCAAAGTAATTCTACTCTACGAGTAATTGCATCTCCGTGTACACCTTCATGAGTAAAGGGATATTCATTCGCTGTGAAAATCCTTATCATCCTCGCTGGTATCTGACCAATGCGGTACCGGAGGTGGATCTCGGCGAGGTCGGAGCAGTCTGTGAGGAACTTTTGAGTTGCTACTGGAAGGTGATGGAATTCCAGGTCGTCGAAAATGATCGAACGATGATGAGGACGAAGATGACTCAAGGAGTCCAAGTGGCGTATGAAAAGTGCTGGTTTCGGCGCGTTCTTCTTCGCCCAGCTCGTCTTCCCGCAACCGGGGGGTCCCACCAGGACCAAGCTCTTCTCCGTCATGTTCCACGAAGGCTTGAGTGCGTCCAATCTCCCCCAACATTCTGGTTCTTCTTCTCCCGCGGGCCACGCGAACTCTGCAATGGTGTTGGCGGCAGCATCTGGAAATAAGTGTTTCGCAGAGGTCTTCAAACGATCCAAGGACAGACAAAAGTCTCGTGGGTAGTTCTTCTGGATCAAAGATAAGTACTCCTCAGCGGTACTAGCTTCAGCCATGATCTCACCCCATGTTTTGATCGGTTCAACGTTCGTAAGGGGGTTGGGGTCCTCCTTTTTACAATACTCCTCAACGCGGAGGAGATTGGACTTACCCCTTTTAATGCTCTGGATATTTGGGTGGTGATCTCTTTCACAAGAACCGCAGTTGATGTCGAAAAAGCGAGGGTCACGGCTGTTGAGTTTGCATAGGAACACAAAGCACGCGTGTATGTGCCTTCCTTCATCCTCGTGCAGCTCTTCACCCAAAGTAAACCGTTCAATCGGATGGCGCTCCTGCAAAGTAAAGAAGACGGCCTCTTTCGTGACGTGCTCACAGACTTGGGAGTAGGTAAGGAACACTTGGCGGGCGGCAAAACGGAATTCAGCGGAATCTTGAGAAGGCATAGTCTATTATCGCTTAGACAGGCGGATGTAGTTTTTTTTGGTGGCAATCGGTGTCACATATATACAAATTGGTAAGTAATATAAGTTTATGGGATACACGTGTATGGAATGTTCTTTTCTATTTTTGGAAAGTCACGCAATTTTCCTTTTTAGGTTAGGTCAAACCAGCCATCCC